GGCTTAATACCTTCCGCGAAACAAATGCCACGTCTGGCACGTTCCTCCTGGAGAGAGTTAGTCTGATGGCGGAGAAGCTTTTTAAGTCTTCTCATCGCAATCCAAGATGTACAAAAAAGTCCACCTAGCTCTCCTGAGTCCATAAGATTGCCGAGGCCGGCCGAAGCCTCGCCTCTTGCAATATCTGGAGCGAAGTGCTTCTCAAAGGTCTGATGAATGACAGTGCGGACATCTGTGAAACCTTTTTCATTAGTCTCACGTCTCGCAGGTCCAGAAACCTCGGAAGCAAGTCCACCAACAGCATAAGATGTCGCACGGCTAAGATCATGAGAGGAAACGTGCGTGCACATTTCTCCATGTTCTGGGCGTGTCTGCTGCAAACCTGAGTAAGTCTTATTATACAAACTCGGTTGTTCAACGCGTAATAAACCATCTTGCGCGGATCGGAGACGATAATATGCAATAGACTTCTGCATTTTAGTCAGACGATCCTTCGAGCTCGGGACCATCCCAAGGCCGAAGTGAACAGCTGGTAGACTGTATGAAAAGAATCCATTCGCAGTCATCTCTCGTAGATGCTCACGATGAATTGTATGAAAGCGACGAATCGCTCGTTCCGGCTGCTGAGCGCCCTGCACAACTTCAGGTTGTGTAGCGTAGGCAGGCAGGAACTCACCATTCATAAGTTGAGTTGAGGTATTACCGCTAACCTTTGATTGCCCGTGGAGCAAACCAACATTGAAGAAATCCATCTTGATAAATTCAGTCTCGCCATGGCGAAAACGTACAGACCAAGGCTGAGAGTTTATAAAGATGTATCGAGGATGGATGAAATTCTTCCCGACTGAGCGCTCAAACCCAGCGTTAGCCGTCGAATCGTACCAAGCTTGCTTGGACGAAAGAGGCGCTCGGAAAAGAATATCATCACCGTTTACGAGAATAGGAACGTCCCTGTAATCCAATACCAGGGGACAAACGGCCATCCAAGAAACTGCAAAATTTGTCATGCACAGGATTGGGAATGAAAGGAGTGAACCCATGAGCTGTCCATTTTGTTGCACGGCAGGCTGATCGAGCCAAGGAGTCTCGATAATAAGCCTTTGCAGTTCTTCAATACGTGCTGAGAGTCGAATTTTTTCCATGACAGATAGTGAGGGATACGTCATCTTCCAATGGGGAAGACATCCTCCTTCAATATCTCGACTCTCTCGTTCGATAGTCATCCCTGAATATCGAACTGAATCTTGCGCTGTCTCTAACTCTGCCTGAAGCTCATTTCGTTCACGTTCCTCCTCCTTAGCCAAATGGGGGGGATAGTGAACTACATGACCATGGATTACAGAGTCAAGGACACGGAGATACCGATCGAGCTCAGGCTCATCGGCGTGGAGTGCGCGAACGCGCTCAACACACTCTTCCTGGCAGATCTTAGTTAGACGTATGTCCAACTTGTCTGTGGCCGCGGAATAATCTCCGGAATACCAGCATGTTTCGGAACCATCTGAAGCATGATCTTGGAACCAGCCGAGCTTGCCGGACTGAATCTCAAGATATTTCAAATGCCATTTCTCCAAAGGCTGCCCAATCAAAGAAAACTGTGGAATCTTTTTGAGGTAGCTATGGAGTTCACGCTGATATTGGCCCACCATCCAATAAGGGTCGGCTTCGCCTGCCGTTACCGTACGAACCTTTGCAGGCTCAAGCACAGCAGCAACGCGACAGTTGACACGCGAATAACCACTTTCCTGCTCGTGGGATTCAGGGTTTTTGCGACGAAGAAGTTCTTCGTCAACAACCTGGATCTGCTCACGCATGCGAGGATATGGAAAGCCACGTGTCTCTTTAACGCCAACATGAGGATGGTAAGACATCGCAAGAAGCAGATCGTCTGACTCAGGTGGTAATGTCAGAACGAATGCTTGCGGTTTCCTCTCTCCTTCGTCACCGAGGCCAAGTCTGAGTTCATAGAACTGTGGATGATCGCCAG